GTCTGTGTTGCCGTCCATAATAACAGATCATACTCTGATGCCACCCCTCTCAATTCTTGGGCAATCCTTTCTTGAGCTTGATACTCAGCCATTCCAGGAGTAGTAGGTCTCATCAGCTCCATATAATCCACTATAATTAAATCAGGAATAAATTCCTCGAAATTTCTAAGCTGAGTGAGGTAGGCTCTTAAACCATGGACGTTTAACTGCCCTGTTGGAAATTCTTTTATCTTAAGAGAGGGTCTTTTTCCTGCCTTTTTCTCAATATTTTCAAATAATTCATCCAATCTATCGTGAACATCTTCTTTTGATTCTTTTAATTTATCCTGAGGAATAGCTGTAAGATTAGAATCATATCTTTGAGCAACTTTATCTTCGCTCATTTCTAGTGTAACATGAAGAATATTAAGACCTTGCAAAATAGCCATAGTTCCTAAATGAGTCAGGAAGAGGGATTTTCCAACCCCAGGGGGAGCAACAACAAGGGCTAATTCCTTCTTTCCTACCCCACCGTCCAAACACCCATCTAGAGTGTACAAACCAGTCTCTATCTTAGCTCCTTTATTATCATAATTTCTTCCCCATCTTTCAAAAAAGTCTCTCTTGTAGTCTATCCCTAAATCCAAGTTTCTAGAGACAGAGAGAGCTATTTTCATTTCATGCTCAATACGACCAATTTCTCCTTTCTTTAAGTAAGTTATGCTTCTTAAAAAGGCATCCTGAATAGCCTGTTTTTTAGCAAAGTCTTCTACAAGGTCAAGATAATACTCTTTACTGGAAATAGACTTAATATCTAACCCATTGATTTCTGACAGCTCATCCTTATAGTCAACCATAAGCTCCTCATCGCTCTTTATGGTCTTCACAGCCTCGAGAATAACATCATCAGAAGGGAGATGACCATATTCATCCTTGTGCTCTGAGATAGCCTTAAAAAGGTTCTCATGGAAAGGCGACTCAAAGTAGGAAGGCTTAATTAGAGGGGCAATCTCATGGAAGAAGTCCTTATCGGACTTCATCAAGAATAGGATACCCCGCTGAATTGATTCCTGAAAAGTGTATGCCATAACTGCTTATTATAGCCTAAATATAGAACCCAGTGGAACCAAATCCCTGTGAGCCTCTTTCAGAAGAGTTTTCCTTTTTATAAAACTCTTCAGAGGAAACAGTTCTTACTTCCGCTAAAGGAACTTGGCAAGGAACTAATTGAGCAACACGCTCTCCTTTAGATAAAATAATATCCTCAGCAGAAGTGCTTGACATAATAACTTTTATTTCTCCCCTATAATCAGAATCTATAGTGCCAGGAGAATTTGGAATAAACAAACCTTTCAAAGCTAAAGAACTTCTCATTCTAATTTGCCCTTCCATTGTACGAGGAATTACAACCCGTATCCCGGTACCTATTAAAGTAGGTTGAAAAGGACGTACGGTAATTTCCTCTTTTGCATAGAGATCCAACCCTACAGACCCTTCTGTTTGTTTAAAAGGATCGGGGTTATCAGACTCATTTAATAATAATATTTCGTTGAACATTTTTTTTAATCTTTATTAAAATCTTTATTGCTTTTTTTTCTATATTTTTCGTTTAATTTTGAAATTTGTTTTTGGTCGTTAATTAATTCTTTTCCTGTTTTTTTACTGTAATCTAAACCTCTTTCTTTAAGCCTAGGGTTTTTGGTTCCGCCTCCAATAAGGTTATCATAGTTAACAGCCATGGTGGAATAAGGAGATTTTCCTTCTTTTGTATTGAAGATATGTTTCTTAGAAATCTCAGCTTCTTTCCTCATCCAATTTTCTTCGTTTGTTCTCCTGTCCTTTATGTTGGAAGATCCTACGATTTTAGAATCAGATACATAGCCTCCTAACTTTTTTCTAGAGTAATCCTGTACACACAGTCTAGAGCACTCGGGGCACGGGAACAAGTGCCCTTGTTTGGTCCCAATAGTAACTTCTTCAAATTCCTCTAAAGTTGCTACTTCTAGAGTAAAAGGTCCGCACTCTTCGCAATGGTAAGGATAATCTCTCATAAATTATAATTCGCACACTCCTGTTTTGCAGGAAGCAGACAACTCCGCACTTTCCTCTTCCTTAGAAAACCCTTCATTTTTTTGGTCCTCAATATATTGATCTATAACTTTTTTATCGGAAATATCTATTGCTTCCAAGGGTTCTTGCCCTTTGGATCCGGATCTATAAATAGTAAAACCTTTTACATAGGGAGAGTACTCTAAAATTATAGCTTCCAATTCTTCATAAGTAGCTGACTCTGGTAAATTACAAGTTTTGCTCAAAGCTGAGTCAATATACTTTTGAATAGAGGATTGAACTTTAATATGCTCTTCAGGAGTTACGTCATAAGCTCCGCAAAAAGGGCTTATATCCTTTCCTCCTAAATAAAACTTTTCAAAAAGTTTATCAATAACAATACTTTCCTTCCATACATTACCATCTCTATACCTTCTCTTATAAATAGGAGCAAAAATAGGCTCTATCCCCGTAGAAACCCCCGCTACCATAGAAGTAGTCCCTGTAGGAGCTACAGTAAGGAGAACGGCATTACGAATGCCATGTTTCTTAATATCGGTACGTATTCTAGGAGGGAGGGTTTTAGAAAAATCTTGCGCCAAATACTTTTTGGGTTCGAAGGCAGGAAAGGATCCTTTTTCTTTTGAAAGAGAAATAGACGCTTTATAAGCTTCATCTCTAATAGTCGTAAAAATTCTCTCAATAAATTCCAGGGAAGCCTCTGACCCATATTTGTATCCAGCTTTAATAAGAAAATAATGTAATCCAGTTACTCCTAGACCTACCCGTCTGGAACGATGACCTACTTCCCTACATTCAGGTATAGGAAAATTATTAACGGTCAAGACATTGTCTAAAAACCTTACTCCCAATCTAACCGTTCTAGCAAGCCGCTTGTAGTCCACATTCCCAAAATCATCAACCATATTAGACAAATTAACGGCACCAAGGCAACAATTGCCGTAAGAAGGAAGAGGAATCTCCCCACACGGATTGGTAGCTGGAAGATCTTCGAAATAAGAAACATTTGTATATTTATTTGCTAAGTCTCTATTATAGATACCAGGATCCCCTGACTTAATAGAATTTCTGTAAATATATTCCCAAATCTTCTTGGCTTTGTAAGAAACTCTTTTAGCGGTATCAAAAACATCGTCAAAACATTTTCTCATATGAAGATTAGCTCTTCCTATAGCATCTTCCTCTGAGAGAGCAGGGAGCTGAATAGTATAAGACTTATTTTTTTTGGTGTTAGCTATTACTTCGTATACTTGATAAAATTTCCCGTTGAAACAAAATTCCCATTCTTCGTCATTCTCGACAGCTTCAATAAATCGATCAGTAATTCCTACTGAAATATTAAAATTACTTAATTCTCCTTGCGTAAGTTTAATGGTTAAAAATTCCATCAAATCAGGATGAGTTACATCTAAAATCCCCATAAGAGCTGTTCGACGGTTTTTCCCTGCTTTAACATGGTTACCAATTTCATTAATCATTTTAATTACAGACACAGACCCAGGAGCCGAATTTTTTATATTCTGAATATCATCCCCTCTAGGTCTAATATTAGAGAAATTAAAACCAACCCCTCCTCCGGCACAAGAAATCTTGTACATATCAGCTATAGTCTTTCCTATGCTCCCTACATTGTCATCAGGTGTCAAAACGTAACAATTTAAAAGATTATAATTTGATCTTCCTGCTCCAAAAATAATACGTCCTCCAGGAAGGAAGTCCATAGACCTTATAATATCGTAAAATTTCTGTTCGGTGAGGGCTTTCTTATCGTCAGGCTCCGCGACGGAAATATGCTTAGCAATTGCTTTTGATCTTTCCTTCCACTTAGTTTCTCCTGGATAAGCGTATCTTTTCTCAAAAATATCGAGACCTATTCCTTCTGGTTCTTGTTCTATTACTGACATTAGCTTTCTTCCGTTATTAATCTCCTTAAATTATTTCTACATTCTTCATAATGAATTTCACTATGACAATTATGGCATACCAGTTCACATTTCTCTATTTCTTTCAGAACAGCTTTTTTACCGTATTCTCTTATTTTTCTATGTATTTTAGAAAGAGCAAATTTCTTAGTTTTAGGGTTCACGTGATGAAAAACTAAAGCATTAGCACATTTACTGTAGCCACAAACAGAGCAACAACCTCCGTTTTCATTAATAAAATCCCTTTTAAAATTTTCATTACGAACAAGCCTAGCTAATTTTTTTTTCGCAAGGTATCTTTGGGGTTTCTTTTTCATTACTGTCCTCTGTATGTAGGAAGGTACCTATTATAGGCCATTCGACTTGTTCTTATAATCTATTTTTGTGACCTTCGATTTGCTCTCAGTTTTCTCCACAGTGATAGTGGTTATATCGTCCAACAAAGACTTAAGGTACTGGTTATGAGTGATAACAAAAATCTTTTTAATCTTTGAAATTTCTTTTAGCAAGTTGAAAAATCCTTTTACGCCTTCAGTATCAAGATTTTCGACGGCTTCGTCGAAAAACACCAAATCGGTCTGGGTATTATTAGACAAAGATGCTAGGTCATTAAGAGCAAGAGTAACAGACATCTCCAGTCTCCTTTTTTCTCCTCCTGATAGTACATCGTAATGCTTTTGACACGTTCCATGGAAAATGTCTATAGTCAAATCATCTAAAAGATTTATCTTAAAAGTAGAATTAGACAAAAAAGATAAGTAATGGTTACACCTCTTATTCAAGAAACCTAAAACATTTCTAATGATATACTTTATAAGCCCCTTTTCAGAGAAGGCTCGTTCCCAAAATTTAAACAATTCATATTTCTTCTTATAAACCTCAGCTTTTCCCGCTGACGAAGAATACATTTCTTTGTATCTCTTTTCGGAATCCTTTAAAGAAGTAAGCTCACTCTCCATTTTACTCAAATCCCTGAGAACATCTAAATCACAATTAGAAAGTTGAATTGTAACATTATCATGTTCTTTAGATTTCTTCTTGAGAGATATTTCTACTTTTTTTATTTTTCTTCTAATTTCTTCCAAATCTTCTTTTACTTCTTCCATTTTTTTTGTGTTAGCTTCCACCCTAAAACCGCAATTTTGACATTTACTGTTTGTAAGAAAATCGATTAATTCTTTATTTTGTATGATTAATTTATTTAACGTTTCTTTTTGCCGTATAAGGTCGGCAATTTCAGATGACAAGTTTTCTCGAAACGCCTCCTGGTCGTATAGTTCCTCCAGAGATTTCTTTTTAATCAAGTCTAATATTTTTGGATTTTGTAAGAGAGAAGATCCTTCCTTAATAGCTTTTTTACTTCTTTTCATTTTTTCTGAAATGAAATCCAATTCTTTCTTATAAATATTAAATTTAGTTTGTTCTTCCTTTAGAGAAGAGTTGGCTCCAGACTTTAATTTTAAAGTAGAGTCTCTAAGCTCAAAAATCTTATCAACGCTAAGATATCTTTGTATAAGATTTCTCTTTTCTTCTGGAGAGGAAGCAATAAAATTAACTGAGTTATGTTGTCCGAAAACTAGAGATGCTAAAGTTGACTTATAAGAAACATCAAGTAACTTCTCTAACTCTTCTTGGGTCTTTGGGACCGATTCTTTAGAGATATTTTTTCCATCAGAAATCACTTCCAGCTTACTAGGCTTTTTTCCTCGTCTAATAATAATATCATCATTCACAACTAATTCTACAAAACATCCTTTAGCAGTTACGAAATGAGATAAAGTCTTCTCAACAGTTTTGCGAATAGTTTTTCCAAATAAACCCCAGATAACAGCTTCTATAATTGCAGATTTTCCGCTCCCGTTAGAGGTAGGTATACTAAAATCATTATTTATACCTTTTATTAAAGTAACCCCCTCAAATTTAGAAAAATCTAAATCAATTTCAGATATAGATAAAAAATTTCTAATTTTTATTTTATTTAAAATCATAAATTTCAGTTAAAGTTTTTCTTAACTCATTTTTAGAAAAAGTAGATTCATTTTGTTGTATATAATCTTCTAAAATTCCTTCATTAATTGAAAATAATTTTTTGTTAGTATAAAACTTTGAAGAATTTTTATCTAAAATATTATCAAATCTTAAATCTAATAAATCATAATGATATTTTTTATTCAATTCATTTCTAATTTCTCGTTCTTTAAACATATCCAACTCATCTATATTCACTCGCAACAAAGTAAAAAAATCTTTAATATTAAACTTTTTATAAATTTTATGGATATTTTCCATATTAACATTTAAATGTTTTATTCCAAATTTAACTTTTTTGGGAAAAATATCAACCTCTCCGTTATTATAAAACTTTAACTCATAATAATATTTTTCTTGGTTAGCTTCTCCAAAATTAACCGTATATTGATTACCTACAATATGAACCTTGTTTTCATAAATCTTATGAGCATGTATATGACCGAGGATTCCTCGGTTGTTGAAATCAGAAGGCTTCAAAACAGACTCATATACATAACCTCCATTTGTAACCATACCGTGAATACCAAAATGACCAAACACCAAATTTTTTGTTTTACTTACCGCTTTTGCTAAAATCTGGTCATCTTCGAAATGAGGGATAAAAGTACAAGGAGTTTTAAATATAGAAATATCAGATACATCGTCTACTATTTCTGCCACATTATCATACATTGATAAGATTGTTTCTGTTGTGTTAGTCTTAGAGACAGTATCGTGATTACCCCTTAAGATTATAATACGTCCGGTTTTAATAGATTTCAGAAATTCATAGAATTTTATTAAAACTATACTTTTGGAGGTTCTATGCTCAAAAATATCTCCTAAAATTAATACACAATCATACTTTTTAGAAGTAACTATTCTCTTTAAAGTGGCTAATTGAGCATCGAGATATTTAGGATGTATATCATCCCTTAGGTGTAAATCAGTAATGATAACTGCTTCTTTATAATTCTTAGGCAACAGAAAGCTCCTTCACATAATTAACTATAGCACCAGGATTTAATATATCATAATTGGAAGTATCCTTATTTCTTTTAAATTTTACAGGAATATTAGAACCAAAAGATCTACCAACTTCCACATCAATCTCTAGAGGAATTGTCCATCCTTCTTCAATAGAACGTGTAATTAACATACCTCCGGGTCCATATTCATATAAATTTGCCATACCTACTTTTTCGTAGTTAGGATGATGGAACAAGTTTAATATCTCTTGAAAATATTTAAAAAAATCTATAGAAGACATAACAAACTCAATAGAATCGTGAACAGTAGCTACTATTCGCCCTTTGAGATTCTTTTCCTTTATAAACATATCGAAATTCAAAAGAGCAACTAATAGAATATCAGAAGCAGTACTTTGAATAATAGAATTCACAGCCTGTCTTTCTACTCTAAATTTATCAAATTTATCATAAATATCCTTATAGGGAACAATTAAATGTCTATATCGCCCAAATAAAGATACAGAATGGTTATTCCTACGCAGATAAGAAACTACTCTATTCCTATATTCATCTATGCCGGGAAAAGCTTTATGATAATCTCTAATGATTCTTTTACATTCCAAAAGAGGTTTCCCTAATGATTCCGCCAATCTTTTAGGACCTCCTCCATAGATGGTAAGAAAGTTAGTCATTTTCCCGGTCTGTCTCTCTTCTGCTGTTATGTCACTTGCATCTTTTCCAAAAATTTTACTAGCAGTTATAGTGTGAAGATCAGAATCTTCGTTTTGATACGCCGCACATAATTCGATATCCTGACAAGCCTGTGCCATTACTCGTAATTCCATAGAAGAATAATCAATAGTAACAAACAAATCTCCAGCCTCTCTTTCCTTTTTGGAAGGAACTACCACGTCTCTCATATTAAACTGCTCATTCCTTGGGAGAGTATGCATAGATACTCCCACTTTATTCTTATTAAAAGACATAGCCTCGCAACTTAAGCGACCGGTAACTGTCCCTGTAAGATTGTACTGGCAAAACAACTTTGGAACTCCTATATTCTCTATAACATCTAAAGAAGTTTGAAAATAGGAATCTCTTAACTTGTATAACTCTCTTAATTTAAGAATGCTGTTCACTACTTCTATTAGGCTTTCTCCTTCCTGGGAGAGAAGAGGGATTGCTCCTCCGTGGGAAGAATCATGAGCTATATTTACTGCTTCATTAAGCCATGCTTCTAACTTCTTAAGATTAGCTTCATTAAAAGAATAAAGACCTGTTTTAAGGCTCTTGTCTATCGACGCAAAAGTTAGAAAAGTTGTGGCTAGAATACTTTCTGAATACTTGAAAAAAGCGTTCAACTGTTTACTAGATTTTATATTAAAGATATCAGTCTCTGTTTCATCTTTATACTTTTCTACAAGAAGAGAAGTTTTTAAAGAATCTTCTATTTCTATTATTTCTTGTTTTAATTTATCTAAAATAGTTTTAAGCTTTTCGCAATCTATATCTAAACCATTATATTCTAATTCAGAAAATACAGGAAGACATTTAGATAGAAGAATTGCTACTTGATTGCTGTTAGCAGGAATTTTAATCTGATCCACCAGATTATACGTTATAAAAGAATCGAGGGCATTTCCTATTAGGAGTTTTTCCTTAGGAATATTAGCCCAATCAACTTCGTCGGGGTTGCTGATAGTTAACATTTAAACAAGGCCGGGAAAAAACTTTTTAGTAAGAAAAGATAGGCTTTTAGGCTCATTCTCGTTGGAAAGGTGGGCAAAAATCTTTGTATCCGCTATAGGAGGGACAACTTCCAGACCATCCCTATAAAGAAATTTAGTATCAAACTGGGCGTTATGAAATATTTTAACAAGAAAAGGGTCAGCTAGAATCTTCTTTATTATAGGCATTATATCCTCTCTGAATAAGGTTTCTGCGTCCAAGGCTACTACCACCCTTTCCTCCCCAGATTTAAAGGCTAAACTAATACTTGTAATCTTCTCTTCAAGAAAATTCAATCCAGTAGTCTCTATATCAATAGCAACCTTATTACAGTCAATATTCGACAAGTATTCAACTGCTTTCTGAATATCCTTTTCAGTTAATCCTGTAATTACCGTAGCTCCAAACTCATGCTCTAAAATAGTATCGTAATCCTTCTCTTTTATAAAGAAGTCTGTTAAAATAGAAAAAATATGTGTTTGAATTTCTGTATTACTAATTCTAAGATTTTCTACGGAAGGTAAACACCCTACTTTACATTCATGTCCGTCAATCTCGGTATGGACTACTTTCCCGTATAAAAACTGAGCTCGTCCCTTTTTAAGAACAGCTTTTATAGCTAAAGGACCGAAAAGAAGAATGTTCTTAGGTCCTAGAGTTTTAATCTCTTCTGTTATATAAGTGGAGCATAAATTCAAACTTTTAACTCCTATATCTTGCAAAGCCCTCACCGCTGGACATTTAACAGCTACATTAAAACACATATTAATCGTTGGCTTAGGCTCTTTCCACTCTTCTAAAGAAAACCTATCGTGGAGCCTATCCATTCCAAAACTCAAAGTTTGAGTCATACGCCCAAGATAAACAGGATCAATGACTCCTCTTTCTTTTTCCTCAGAAGCTTTCCCAGTAAACGCATTAGGATTATCATCCCAGCTCTCTGTTATAAGCAAAACATCTATATCCTCTGAAACTTTTGTAGATATATCAGGGAGATGACAGTGAAAACTTCTATTAAAATCACTAATTTTACAATTTCCACAAATATTTTTATATGAATCGGAGTTAATATTGTTATTATAATGAGTTACGTCTTTTATTTTAGACGTACCTAAACTAAAGGAAGGGGGACTTGAGATAAAAGATCTCATAATACTCGATGGCTAAAAAGAAAAAAAAGAAAAAACAACACTATATTGATAATAAGAGATTTGAAGAGCTTATACAGAGCTATAGTACAGACCCTTCTAATAAAGAGGTCGAAAATGAACTTATAAGCATGTTAGATTTACTAATAACGAATATTTTACAAACTTTTAAATTTTCTGTTGATTATGACGATGCGAGACAAGAGTGTTTTTTTCTCATTTTCAAAATTCTAAAGAATTTCAATAAGGAGCAAGGAACAGCTTTTAATTATTTCACAACAGTTATACTAAACAACTTAAAATTAATATACAGTAAAAATAAACGTTATAGTATGAAAATGGAAGAATATAAAGAATTACTCGCTAAAAAACTCTCTTAAAGAGTTAAAAGTCTCCCCACTGAAAAATTGATCTAGTAAAAAGGAATAATAATCTTCTCGGATAACCCTTCCTCCTTTTTTAAGAACTAATAGAGAGGGAACCGTGTCCACAAGAACAGAGACATCCCGCATAGCGAAAATTTCAGGAGTATCCCAAGAATTTACAACAAAAACTAATTTGTTCTCAGACCCATCCTTTACTAAATCCGTAATTGAATCAGAATAAACCGGTTTAAACTCCCCATAATGAGCCTTTAGAGAGCTCAGAAGATATCCACTCCTTTTATCCCACGGGGATACGAATAATAGATGTATTTTCTTCCTGAAATACCTTAAATGACGTAATTCCTCTACAACGGAGTACTCATCTCTAGACTTAATTTCATAAAACGCGAATTTTCTAGCAGGGGCAAAAGAACCTAAAGAGGTATCATTCATTAGAAGGCTCTTGTTCAGGGCTCCCAGAAGTAGTATTCAGCATTGCGGCAGTTATTTCCTCTGAAAGACGCGTAGAGAGCCAACTGGCTCCTGCTAAGAAGAGTTGTCTATCAAACATATCATCCTCAATATCAACAGGTTTTGCTGTCTTGCGAAAATTCTTGTAATTCTTCAACTCTTCTTCTGTGAGTTTAATTACGACTTGTTCTGAAAAATTCATTTTTGTAAAATTTTTACGAGTTAAAAAAAATAATAAATTCCTTTCGGTGTATTATAATAGTACGGGAGAGGGGGCTTAGCCCTAAAAAAATATGGAAGATGACCTAGACCTATCGGACTTGGAAGCGACCCTACGAAAAAAGAAGAAGAGAATCAATTCTCGAAGGAAAGGAGCAAATTTTGAAAGACAGCTGGCAAAGCTCTTTAACTCTAAGTTCAAAACCAAGGAATTTGCCAGGACTCCGGGCTCAGGAGCTTTTGCTACAACCCATGATTTACCGGAACATATTGCGATATATGGAGACCTTATAACCCCGAAGGAATTTATTTTCGTTATCGAGGCAAAATCTGGCTATAATATAAATATATTTGATTTGTTCAAAGAAAATAATGAACTTGATAAGTTCATTAGACAAGCTAAAAGAGACTCTAAGAATAATAATAAAGACTGGTTACTAATCTACAAAAAGACTAGAAATAAACCTATAGTTATAACTAAACTTAAAAAATTCCATCAGTACTTAAAAGATAAAGAAGTTAATATACCTAATAAACAAATATCCTTATACTTACTTGATGATATACTTAACTTACCAACGGAAATATTTCTTTATAAAGATAATACTGAATGAGCTTTGCTTAGAAGAAAAGCATTACTCCACTTAGACTGTAAAGGCATTCCTGGAGATTTTGAAAAGGTTAATGATAAAGCAACTCTAGCGTGGTTATCTGGGTCAATAATAGAAATTGTCCTTCCTTCTTCCCTAGCAACGTAAACAAGGTTAGGATTCTTAATAATGCCAGCTACAAGAGGATCAATAATTTTAGATTGAGCTGATCTGTAAAGTTTTCCTTGAAAGTTATCAGAAACCATAAATCCTATATCGGATAAATCTTCTTTTATTTCAGCATTAGTCATAAGTAAACTTGTAATACCAACAAATCTTTTTTGAGAAGCAGTAGTTCTTCCACTAACAGAAGGTTTAGCTAAACTAAGAATTTTACCTATAAGAGTATAATTAGCTAATTTTACTCTGTCAGTCCAAATTGGTACTCCACCTTTTCCTTTTCCTGTTCTATCAAATTTAAGACCTTCCAGTTCTTTAATTCTTCCCCTTCTTTCTGTAGAATTAAGAGTAGAGGAATGAACACGATCTATAAGAGTTTCTTTGACTTCTTCAAAAATATTTTCACTATTAAGAACAGGTTCTATTTTTGTATGTAGATCTTGGACATCAGTGAAAATATCCTTCATATGCCTTACCACATTTGAGCTCATTTCTCTTCCTTGACTTCTTGAAAAAGAATCTTGTGTAAAATCAAGCATAGTTTGCAAATAGTCCTCAGCTCCTGCTCTAATAAAGTTAAGAAAGTTAACTTTTCCACCGTTTACTTGGCTTTTAATACCTCTATGCTTGTCAGCCCCTTCTACATCTTTAAAAGTAGCTATTTGCTTTTGGTTTACGGGTATTTGATTTCCTGAGAAATTAACTATTCCAAATTTTTCTTCAGCATCAAGCTTTGCTAAATCTTCAGAAGCATAAAGGAAAATTCCATCTTGATTTTTAAAATCACCTTTCTCCATATCACCAGTTCTTAAATAGTCAGTATAGTTTAAATCATCTTTAGAACTCAATTCCAAAGGTTTTCTTAGATGAAAAACGATTCCTGCTAATAATTGTCTTACATCTGTTGTATCGACTTTTTGCCCACTAAAACTCCAACCATTTGGATCATTATCCATCTGGTTCATTAAATCGAATAAAGCGTATTCCTGTAAAGACTTACAGGCTAATTCCAAGTCTACTTCACCATAATTTGTGATAACATCTATAGCTTGTTGGATGTCCTGAACTTTTCCTTTAGCGTAGTAAGCTGCTTGTGCCATTAATTCTCTAGCCTTTTCAGGATTTCTACTAACAAGACCTGTAGCACCTACTAAAAACTCCCCTAGAGTCCCTACTAAATCATAATATTTTTCTCTTTTAGCATCTTCCACAGTAGCTGTAAGAATTTTATTTGGAGTAAGAATTCTGTTACTTTTAGTGTACTCTGGCACAATATCGGGGTATTCTAAAGCAGGATCTTCAGAAAATCTTTTTATAATTTCTTTAGAGAGAGTATTGTTATGCATAGTCATTCTATTTCCGTTACTTAGAGTAATAAAAATAGTTTTTCCATCTGTTTGAACCATGCTTGTAAGTTCGTCATAATCTTGTGAAACTAATTGATCTTTATGATTAATAAACTTGTCTAATAAAGAGAAACTTTTAATAATATTATTATTCATATTCTCTTCAATTTCATCAATAGTGAGCTCTCCCATTCTGAACATATAGTTGGTATAATCATTGACCATTCTCTTTAAAGAAATCTTATTAGCCCAATCTTCTCTAGGATTTTCAGAATCCCATTTTTCAAGAGGTCTAGGCTCTATAAACCCCCTTACTTTAGTGAACTCAGCTTGAGGATTATCAATAAGCCTAACTCCTGGTAAATCCCATAAAGTTCCGTCTTTAGAGATGATTTCATCTATAAACTTATTTTCAGCATTTTTTCTAATTATATCAATTCTAGGTTGATCTTCCGGCCTAACTCTATCCGCTGCCAAAGTTGGCATTCCACCTTCTTCTTCTGATTGTAGATAATTTTTATCCCCATGCTCGGGGTCTTGAGACATTCCTAAGGCACGGTAATCAGAGGTTAGGTCTAGGTCCCCCTCAGACGTGCCCTCGGGGTGCATCATGTCATATGTTGCAAAATCTGCATCAGTTCCCCCTTGTTTTAAAAGCTCCTGATACTGCCCTGAAAGACGGCCTGCTTGATCCTTAGGCATGTAGTGAGTACCACCAGATTGAGACTGCCAGAACAGATGATTAGAGCCGTGTGGAGAATAAATTTTATAGGGAGTTGGAACTCCTTCTAATCCTCCTCCAGAGATTTTATCTTGGATAGAGGTTTCAACGTCTTCTGGAGTCCATTTTTCTCCACCAGAAGATAAATCCCCTAACCATTTTCTTTTAGCCCTGGCTTCGTCTTCTGGAGATGCAAATTCTGCTACTTCTTTTAAAAGGGTAAAAAGGTCTGATTTAAATTCCATGAGTCTTTATTTGATTCTTCCTCATTATATCTACTCAAAAACCCACCTCTACATGCATTAAAAAAATCAGATACATCGTCACCTAAATCTTTTATACAATTTGTGCACAAAAACTCAAAAGGATATCCCGGAGAAGGAATCATATTAATATTATGATCCCTACAAAGAGGAAAAATTGAATTTGAAAGTAACTTATTCATAATTTATTATAGAAAAAACAATAGAGGAAGTAATTTTTTACTTCCTCTATTATATCTTTTTAATTTACGTTATAAGGATTAAGTATCTAATCCAGCTTCTTGGGTTACGAAGTCATATCTCAAGGTAACATCGATAGTATGGAATTCGTTCTCACCGTAGGTGAAATCATTAACTTTCCACATTTTAGGGTAAGCAGCGAACAAGTGAACATGCTTAACCGGGAAGCCTGTGTTGTCTAATTGGAATAACTTAATATTTCTTTTAAAGGTTCCAGCACCTTGTAGGAAACCAGGAGTAAAAATTCCATGAACAGGATCATAAACACTTGAAAACCAATCAAAAAGTTGTTCAGCAACTTGACCTTTCACTAAGTTATCAAAAGTGATTGTAACTTCTTCAGGAGCTACAAGACCAGGGTAGAAGAACCTATCGTTCACTCTATGAACAACAATATCCTCTGAAGTTAATTGGATTGGTGTAACATTCTTAGCAGCTAGAGTTAAAGCACTTTTATCTCCTGAAAGACCGGTTTCAATTTCGACCTCCCATTGATACTTACGATATGATTCTAGCGCGTGGGATAATCCAGGAGTCTTGCCAAGGACAAGTGTCCTGTTAGTTTGTGTAGCATAGTAGGCGTTAGCGATTGTTCTTTTCTCCTCTTTATATTATATAGCAATTACATCAAATTTGTTAGATTGACGCACTTTGACTGGTGATATTAACTTCGAAGATAATGATCTCTGCAGTCTTTGTAGGTTTAATTCTGACTTGACACCAAAGTTCGTTTCTGTCAATTCTTAAAGGCGTATTAGTAGTTTCGTCACAGACAACTTTGAAGTCAGTGATTCCTCTTCGACGAGTAATATCATCAAGGAGAGGGTTAATAGTATCTGTAACTCGAGTCCAAGTCAAAGGGTCATTAGGTTCGAATACAAATGTTTGGGTAGCTGCAAGTATTGTCTTTCTCAAAAGAATCATCATTCTTCTGACGTTAATTCTATCAAGGGCACTTGGAGCTCTTTGAGCAGTTCTTTGACCATAGATTACGATACCGTCAGGAACAAATTTAGAAATTGGATTAATAACGTTTCCCCCAGAGTAAAGAACTTGTCTATCTCCGGCATTTAGGATATATTGAACATCTAAAGGCTTAGTTAGGCGACCTCTAACAACTCCGGCAGGCGCAAACCAAGGGTCACTAACGCTATCAGTGTGGCACATAGTAGCTATGGCATAAACATCAGGAGTCACAAAAGAAGTTACCCCGTCAAAAGTGTTAAAGATTTGAAGCCAAGGGTAGTATATTGCAGCAAAAGAAGAATTAAGAGAATTTGTTCTCAGACTTCCTGTTCCATTGTGCCACGATACTGCTTCTTGTGGAGTTAAACTCTCAGGAGGATTTATTATTGCTAAAAAAGCCTCAGTGGATTCTGCTAAGGAGACTAAATCGTTTTGAATTGTTTGATTACTTACTCCCGGGATACATGCCATAGAGATATTCAAAGAATCATCTTGAAGAGCGTAGATACCTGTTCTATTAGCTGAGTGAGCAGCTCCTGTGTAGGAACTTACCTGCTTGGATAAATCATCCCCATTAGTTCCTCCTGTAAGGCCAGTTTTAGTTCCTGTTTCTGAAGAGATAAGTTTAGGGAAGAAAGGGTTTCCGGAAGTGGCATCCCCTGCTCCATCCTGTAATGCTACTTCGCTATTAGTAAACAACTTGTCAAACCAGCCCGTGAAACCGCTTCTTGAATAAGTGCTTCCAGTAATAGCTGATCCCACAAATGAACCAAGTAACAAATCACTCTTAGTAGTATCCTCGTCACTAGTTAGAATATCTTGAATCCAACTATTGTTAGAGGAAGCTGTAGCTCCGTCCCAATTAAAATCGAAAGCTTCTAAAAAACTTCCGTCATTATAAGACGAGAAAAGTTGTCTTGGCCCTGCTTGGCTAGTAACGGATACTTGTGCTCCAGTTTGGTTCCCTGCAGCATCTGTGCTGGCATTAAAACCAGCCCCCTTGGTTAGTCCTGATATATCGAAAGCAAGCGCGGTGGCACTAATAAGAGTCCCGCTTGCAGTTACGCTACTTGCGAATCCTACGTCTTCTCCAGAGGTTCCTAGAGGTGTAAGAATATCAGAAACTCCAGCAGAAGGGGTTAAAACAGTACCCGAAGAAATAGCACAATGGACTCTAGAAGAGATACCCGCCGCGAAACCAACAATAGCTGCGGAAGCAGTAGAATTCTCTAGGTCCTCCATAGTGAAAAAGGAGATATCAGATGTTACCCCGTCAGCAGCAGCTCTTAAATTTGTAAGGAAAGCTCCTGCGGTTGCTCCCCCTGCAAAAGTGAAATTAACAGGGTCTGATAATTTTTCGGTTCCTCCTGAATCAATGACTGAGCTTACCTGCATAGCGTAATTAGCCGCTGGCGATGTAGGCGCAACAACCCCTATTCCTGGGCATGATCCCATTCTTAATGAAGCGGTGGCTTGAGTAGCAGATCCGTCAGAAGGACGGATGTAGTACAGAGTGTTAGTTTTTTTTAATATTTCCAGAGCACCTAGAATAGTGTGTTCTCCGTCATTCACTTGATCTGGGCGACCAAAGGTATCGACTAATTGTTTCGCGCTAGTGATTAAAGTAGGCTTATCAATAGGTCCCTTAGACGCGTATCCGATTACGGCAGGAATTGTTGAGCTTATAGAAGGTGCATACTCAGAAAAATCCTGTTCTACAAAATAAACTCCGGGGCTAGTAAACGTAGGCATTTTTATTCCTCTTTATAGTATTACTTGTCATAATTTGCAATTGAAATGAACTGCATTCGAGCCATATTATGTGTCTGACATGTTATCCATGACTCCGGGATAACAATAGTTTGGGAGGGAGCTATAACTATTTCGTCAGATTTCCCGTTTTTGTTAACTAGCAACTTTTTGTGCTGTCTTGTTTTATTACGAATTTCCTTCATCATTTCTAGTAATTACTCGTTCCTAAATATATTTACTACTACCAAATCAATAAACTTATTGATTTTTGAAAGTAAATAATAGATTTTTAATAGCGAGGATCTGCCGAAACAGCGAAATCAGTTAGAAAAAGCTCCTGATTAAACTTTTCAATATGTCCTGTATTAGTAACTAGAAATCTTTCGGCGGGAATATAAGTTTCAATGGAGAAAACAAAGGATCTTTTTACCACTCTGTCTTGTCTATCTCCTAGAATAGTACTTACCGCTTCTTGTCTGTCTGTTACAAAAGCTTGCGCTTGACTATCAAAACTAACAGGAATTTTCAGAGAAGGGTTAAATTTTAACTCTATCTTCTCTGCTAATTGATTTAAATCTTCGATAAATTTACTGTATAAATTAAATTGATAATTGAGTTTAACGGGTTTAGGTAGTAAAGAAACTACCCTTTTATGCCGTTGCTCATTTTTATCAAATATAGTTTCAAAATTAATAAGAGGCTCATATTTTTGTCTTTCTGCTCCTTCTGCAAAGGAGTGTATTGTTAAAGAGGCCAGAGGAAGAATTAAAGATAATTTTTCATTTCTCTTTCCTACGGCTCTCTCTGGAGAGCCGTAAATAGTTGTTACTTCAACTATTTTGCTTTCAGCATTAATATATCTTAAACCAGAAAACATACTCAATAATTGAGACGTGTATTCTCTAGTAAAATCAGATTTGTACCCGGAATCTCTAAGTTCCTTTACAATATTCCTAAAGTAAACAGAAGGTGGTCTTTTATCGTGGGGACCTATCGACGAAGTTTCTATATTGCTCATTTTATATGACCGGGTCTTCTCCCAATCCGCTATTAAGGAATCCGCCTGAACCACCTTCCCCTGTGCCTAGAAATCCTCCTTGATCATCTTTTAAAATAAGAGCTTTAGTAATGGGAAGTATAGGAATTGTTATTCTCATCCAATCGTGATTTTGAGTTGTAGTCAAAGCTCCTCTATTCAGAAATAAAGTTTCTGCTCTTTGGTCAATAGTATTTACTATATCTGAAGAGTCAGGATGTTCCTTTATTACCACATCAAAATTATGTAAATACATACCGGGTCTGAAAACTCCTTCTTTTACCAGATCAGCAGGGCCCATAGTTTGCCTAAACCACGGATAAGCTTCTACAATGACTGACAATCTATGATTTGCTAATAAAGGATAGAATTCAACTCCCATATGAAATAAATAAGAATTAAGCTCTTTGGCTTTCTCTGGGATGGGTTGTGTAATGTATCCGTTTGTTATAAAAATAGATCTCTCATCCCCTAAGAGAGTTGTATATTTATCCCATAGAGATACTCCTAACATAAAAGGAGCATTTCCTGAAGCATGCAAAAGGACTTCGACCGGACCACATAAAATAGAAGATCCTGCTAAAGTACCCGACTCATACTCTGCAGAAGTACTTGCTATAAGCCCACTTGCTGTTAACTGCGTAGGACCAAAATTATATGTGACAAAACCAGGGTTGTTTAAATCAGGAGTGTTTGCATTTTTTGCAATATCATAATATGCTGATACATCGAAACCAGAAGAAACACTATGATTAATAAAGTAATCTGTTTCTCCTCCGGAAGCAGGGAATGCAGTGGCTAATCTAGAAGTTCCAGAACAAAAATAAACAGAGGAGGTACTTTCTCCTGTAGTAATTCCACTAGAAGTAAAGAGTATTCGTTGGTCTGCTTGTATAGATTCCGGTTCAAGTCCAATGTATTTCCATTTCCACCCCGGATCCAGCTTTAAACTTCCAAAAGGAGCTGAACTTAAATCGTTAGGAAAAACAACATTAGGTTTTACTTTAGCAAGAATAGTATTTTTTTCTAAACTATAAGTTGCAAACCAAGGAGGATAATCAATATTTAATAAATGTTTTCTAAAAAAAACTCTTTCCAATAATTTATATTTTCCCAATTCTCCGGGAACAATAAAAACACCGTGAGCGGGATATCCAAATCTAATGAAAAAATTTCCTTTGTTTAAAGTTCCGTTAGGTCCTTGATCATACACAAATCTTCTATAAAGAACATCTAGAACAGGATTAATATCTATATAAAAATCATTAGGATCTTGAGTATAAAGTAAAGGGACAGTGCTTTCAACTATTAGAGAATCCATCGTCTCGGACCAGTTATAAAAACTAGAAGACTCAGAATCGAAAGAAGTTCCAACATCTCCTGAGAAAATCCCATCAAAATAATCAGCTAAAGAAGACACGCTTAAAATAGCATCAGGGTAATTAGCGTCCCCTGTAGAAGAAGCTCCGACGTTACTAATTTGTCTCCAGATGTCTGGTCTTAACCACATTTTCATTCCAGCTTCCTTTTTTGGAAGAGAACCATCATAAGGTGGAGAACCGGGGGCTCCAGGATATAAAATCCAATCAGGAGTATTTACTCTGTAGTGAGATCTAGCTGCTGTGTGTGGAAAAATATAACCATAATCAACAGCTAACCTATTAAGAGAAGGAGGGACTCCTCCCATCGCGGTGAAAGAAATTTTTGGGAACTTATCGGACGAAGTATAAGTTGTCTTTGTAACTATATCTTTCCATTTGAAATTCTCTATTACTTCCTCAGGTACCGCAGTTTCTGACAATCCATTAGCCATTAAAGAATAAGATCCCCCTTGAGAAAACCCTAACCAAGCAATTTTATTAGGGTTGGCTGCAATAGCGGAAGTCTTACCTGAATATTTATCGATTACAAATCTCATTATTTCATAAATATCCATCTGCTCTCTAAAGGAAAGTTGGGTAGTCCTTCCATATTTTGTATTATCATTCAAAACATCTAATGAAGCCCCCTGCCCTCTTATGTCAAAAGTAACCGTCATTACTTCCTCTTCTAGAGAGATGAGAAAAGCTTTAGCTGCTTGGGAACTTCTATCGTCTCCTGCTCCGTGAACGAGAAAAGCTACTGGAATACTTCCGTCTAGTTGGATAGTTTTACTAGGTTTGGAAGGGTACCTAACATCAACATAAGCTTTATACCCGTCGGAATAAGTTATTACCAACCCTAGATCTTCTGTAACTGGAGCTAAACTTCCTAGCGGCTCATCTAAAACATCGTTTACATACAGTTCAGTTTTAAATTTAGATTTTTTAGTATTAGTAACTAAAAATCTTTCAGAAGGTATGTAAGTCTCAATAGTTATCACAAGAGACCTTTTTAAAACTCTATCTTGTTTATCTCCAAGAATAACACTCGTAGCTTCTTGCCTATCAGTTATAAAAGCTTTTCCTTTTTTATTGAAACTTACAGAAACTTCTAAAGAAGGGTTAAATTTAGCTTCAATTTTTTCTGTAAGTTGATTTAAATCTTCAATAAATTTACTATAAAGATTTATTTTATAATTTAATTTTATAGGTTTTGGAACTTTTGAAATAACTCTTTTATATTCTTGTTTTGCTTTATCAAAGGATGTTTCAAAATTAATAAGAGGGTCATATTTTTGTCTGTCTTTTGATTCTGTCAAGGAATGAAAAGAAAAAGATACTATTGGTAAAGTTAGTGTATTTTTCTCTTGTCGTTTCCCTACAGCCCTTTCGACAGATCCATAGATAAAGGCTACTGAAATCTCTTTTTCTTCAGAAGAAATATATGTTAAATTATCAAATAATTGAGATAATTTTTCTGTATATTCTTTAGTGAAATTAGTAGCATATCCCGAATTTTCTAATTCATCAATTACATTTCTAAAGAAATCAGCGGTTGGACGAATTTCTTCATTAGTAACCATTAGTACATTGTAAAGTAAAGGGGATCTTCAATTTCGTCAATAAGCCTCTGAAGAAGATTAACTTTTTCCTCTTCCCCTGTGCGACGAAGCATTTCTCCGTCCAATTGTGCTCCTCCTGCTGGGGAAGGGAGAGTTCTATATTTCCCTCTGATAGTTCCTAAAATTATTTTGGAGCAGGCTAATGAATATTTTTGAAGCCAATTCAAATAGAAAGGATGTATGGTTTCTGGATTTAAAGCTCTGTAAATTATAATTGCTTCTTCGAATTCTTTCGGAGTAGGATATAGAATAAGATATTTTCCATCCACTATATCCCAGGCCCCTTCGCTGCTTAAAATCTTACGAAGCATTTCTAAGTTTTGCTGAATTAGATAGAACTGACTCATATCCATAGCTCTAAAAATATTAGTATCTTGGAAGTATCTAATAAAGATATCTTCCTCCAGACTTTTAGCACCTGCTAAACTAGGAGCAGTTAGAAGATCTTTTTTATAAACTACGTATTCTAAGTTTTGAGCTACCCAATCAGGTAATTCATATTTATTAACATTAGGAGTAGTAGTAAAAGTTATAATCTGAGTCATCCATTGAGGAGCATGATATTGGAGAGTGGATATAGACTCATCTAAACAGACTTTAATTTGTTGATCTGTAAGCTCTACTCTTACTACTGGGTGACCCATTTGAAGGAGCACATAGTCTCTAATTATTTTATCAAAGTCTGTTAATTCCCCTTCTTCCCCAATTAAATTTCTATTAATTTTAGAAATGTCAAGTCCAAAATTCTCTCTATCAAGAATATACGGACTTCTCGGTTCAGAAAAGGTATCCCCTGCTCTACTCTGAGGTCCTCTCTTTTGTCTTTTCTTTTTGTTGTGCACCATCAGATTTTATTTTATTTTCTTTTTTGGGTTTAACTTGTTTCACAGACTTCTTTTTCACAAAAGTTGAAGCTCTCTTCTTCTTTTGGAGAACGACATCAATTCCCTTTATAATTGGAATTTCTTTTTGAAGTATTTTTTCTTCGAAAGGTCTGAAAACCATTCCAGAGGGCAAATATATTGTTTTATTAGTTCTGTTGACGTATTTCATTTCTACAAGTATATAGACCAAAAAGGTACAGGCGGGAGTCAAAAACTCCCGCCTGTTTATTAAACCTTAATTAAGGTTTACAGTGAGCCGAAGGCAGTTTGGATTTCTGCGAACGGAGTGTGTAGATATCTAGAAGCGTCAGCTCCAACAATTCTAATGACTCTGTAGAACCGGGACTCCGGTGCAATCGCGACTTTGCCGTAGCGAGTCAGAATGCCCTTCCGGGGTTGGAAGGTATCAGGGTCAGTAACAGTTGGCAGCAGTTGCAACGGAATATAAGGAGCGTAAACGTATCCTGCATCCATTGGACTTTCGCCCTTGTATCCGACAAGAATTTCGTCCTCAGGGTAGAGAGGATCGACGTACATGTCATATTTACCCGCAAACTTACCTTTGTAAGCCACTCCTCCCGAGTAAGAGCCGGACTCAATCCCACCTTCAAGTTTAGAAGCGGATTCAAGCATGGCAGCAATCAAGGGAGAGCAGATGAACCAGTTACCAGGACCTCTGTAAGTAGAGGTGTAGATATCGTTCGATGCAAAGTTAAGTGCAGCAAGAATGTTAGAATAAATGTGCCCAACGTGCTGAGGAGCATCTGGCATAGATGTACTAGCTAGATCAATGAAGAACACGTTTTTATCGGTTCCGGCTGGGTTTCCAGCAGGGAGACCAGTATGATCATATTCGTATGAACCCGTTCCTGTGTTTTTCAAGCCCGTGAAGTTATTAGCTCCAGGAAGGCCAAGATTTCCTCTGTCAAATCCCCCGGCAGGAGTGCCGAAGGTGTTACTCACGTCGTAAGCAAGCATTCTCAGATCCTCGATAAGTTCTCTATCGATTTCAACCTCTACCTCTTTAGAAAGGAGATCAGTGAGTTCTCTTTCTAAATCAAGATTGTGGTAAGCCCGAAGGTCTTGGGCAGCTTCGATTGTCCAGAGAGCTCTGAACTTCCGAGTAGCAGCTTCGACCGATTGGGTTTCGATATGGAAATCAATTTCAGGGATGGTTTCATTCTGATGAAGAATATCAGTTCCATTATGGGAACTTACCAGACGCTCACCCAAACGCTCGCCAGCACTAGTGACGAATTGCATAAGGGAAGTAGTGTCAGGATACATCGCCCAATCTCCTCCAACAGTACCTGATGGCGAGAATTGAGTGCCATCAGCTAATTCAGAAGCAGAAGGAGTACCTGAGTCTAAGGATCCAACATTATCTCTAGAACCACCGATACTCCCGTCACCGGGAACAGCACCTCTATAGGTTATTTGGAACTTACTGTAGACATTTTGCAGCGCACCGCTACCTACAGATTGATTTCTATCGTATCCAAGATAGAACACTTGGGATACGGGTCCTTGCATTGGCTGTACGCCAACAATGTTATTTGCGAGTAGTTCGGGGAAAACTCTCCGAACTATTGGGAACGCAAACTTTTGAAAAGTGCCTAACTGACCGACAGTTGTGTCTTCAGTGAGCATTCCAGACTTGGCTTGTTCGTTCAGGATACTACGTGCTTGATTTTCTAGGAGAACAGCAGTAGTTTCCCTACAGTACTGGTCTTTGATACCATCGCCAGAGTCTAGGATAGGTGCCCATTTGTCAGTTAGCGTCTTAACTTGGTTATCTCCTAGCATAATTGTAAACTCCTAATTTGTATTATTAAGTTGTTATCTTAACACTTGTTCAGTAAGTGTTAGCACCTCATTACTGAGGTAAGGGTTATCGTTATCTGCTAACGGATTGTTGATCTTCTCATTAGCGATCACGACAGCTTTTTCTGAGGATTCAAAAGTTTCTTTCATAATTTTATCTTTTTCATCGAGCTCAGCACTTGTCGTGATAAGTTGTTCTTGTAATTCTTCTCTATTTTCTTGAAGCATGTCCACAGATTGATTTATTCTTTTATTTTCGATTACTAGTTCTGTTAATTGCCCTTCTAAAGTAGAGATAGTTTCTTTTTGTTCTTTGATAATATTCTCTTTTTCGGTAAGTTTACTATCAATCATTTCAGTTTCCACGTATTCCGCTACAATACCCATAATTTTATCAAAGTATTGAATAGCTTTAATGTTAGAATCTTCATTAACTAATTCTTTTAAAGCAAGATCTTTAAAAGAATCTATTTTAGTTCTGAACAAAGAAGATACCTTAGATTCAATATCCGCCACTTCGGATCCAACCTGATTCTCAATGTATTGCTCAAGAATGGATGAAATTTCTTTCATACCTTCTTCAGATAATCCCTCGGGAACCAACCTAGCAATTTCTTTTACGGCTTTATTAGACATAGTATTTTCCTGTTCTATACTTATTTATGGCTATTTATTCTTTTTTAAATTTTTTCCTTATTCAAATATTGGAATTTTGTTTTTATTTTTTCAATAAATTAGGATAAATCTTCAGCTTTATGTTGGGCACTATAGTATTTTCTAGGAGCAAAACCTCTTCTAAAAGCTCTTCCAAACTTCTTAAAAACAGATTCTCCTTTTGTATAGGGGGTATCCCCGGGAAGCCTTCCTGTAGTAGGACTTCTTTCCATCCTAGGGTCGCCAAACAAAGATCTCCTTACTCCGCTTTCTCTCGCTCCTGTAAATCTTGCTAATCTGGTCCTTAATCTGGCTAATCTCCCTGTAGGCAATGCTCGTTCAGAAGGAAGATTACTTATTTTTTGACCAGTCTCTATAGTTTCTGGGTCAACAGACCTGCCTCTTCCTGAAGCATATGACCGCTTAAGCTCAACGTCTGTCATTTTTCCGGGGAGTTTGTGTTGGTCTAAATTCTGTTTTTTCTTTTTAGTAGTATCGCCTGTTATGGCTGCTGCTAAACGCTCACCTTTAGCAGTCGCGCCCTCAGCTGAAGAACCTGCTGAAGCCGGAACACCTCCTCCCCCTTCTTTTCCTTGTAAAGGCACTCCTCGTTTTACTTGTAACCTAGCCAAATCCCGGTTACGAGGAGTATTTAAAGGGCTTCTCTTATGAGGATCTATTTCCATCCCATAAATTGATTTTCCGGAACCTATCTTCTCGTGGTCAGGAGAGAGGGGTGAGGTTGGGGTCGGAGTTGTGGTAGGAGTAGGGGTTGGTAAAGGCGTAGGTTTAGGTTTTGGCTTTAGAGAAGGTCTCTTTCTTTGTAGTCTTCCTTCTGCTCCTCCGTCTTTTATCTTTCTTTCTACTGCTCCCCCAGAAGGAAGTCTCATTTGCATTTTCTGCTTTCCTTTTGGATCTACAAAAGATCTCCAGACTCGCCCTTCCGGAGTTCGTCCTAACATGTAACGTTCTCCCGTTGTGGGGTCTATTTTTGTTTTATACGAACCTCCACCTGGAGTTTCGAATCTTTCTTGTCCTCTTTTGGAATAAGTTACGTGGCGCACCTTTCCTGGTGTATCCGTTCTAGGAATAGAAACTCTTCTTACTCTTTTATGTTCTTTTCCTACGTCGGCTCCAACATGTTGTAAAGCTGCGGCTCTTTGAGAAGGATCTAAGGATCTTATTTTTAAGGGTTTTCTACTACCTTTATATCTCCTAGTAGTCCTGCCTATTACCCCTCCTCCATAAACATCCTGTTTTCCAGGACCTCCGTAGTAAACACCTCTCCTTCTTACTTCGGAGAGAAAAGCCTCAGCTAGTCTTTTTTTTTTAGTTACTCGACCTTTACTCTTATAATCGAGATATTCTTTTATAAGAGGGATATTGGTTATCACAAGATGATTGCGATCCATTCTGGGAGAACTTCGTCTTTCTGCTTGTCCAGGAGCCTTTTTTAATTGAGTAGCTACTGCTTTAGCTCCTTTTGTTTTAGACTTTTTCTTTGTCTCTTTTTCTAGTTCTTGTTCTAAAGCAGTTCTTGTCCGAATCCTGTGCTCAGTTTCTTTCCGTCTCGTTCTTCCTCTTTTCCTATTCTCTGCTCTTGCTGATCTTTGCAGCTCAGCTTCCTCCGAAGCAGCTAAAGTTCTGATTTTAGATTCAATTTTTGACCTAGTATCTTCATTTACGAACTTTTGCTTAAAAGTTTCTATAATAAGTCTTTCTCTTATAACAGCAGAAATTCTCTTTTTGAAACTGATATTTTCTCCTTCCGCCCCTTCTACAGATTCATTTATCCCTATAAAAGCTTCCTTCGTGGAAGGATCAGCAACAAGATCCCAAGTTATCAATTTAAAATCATTTTCATTTACTCTTTGAACCCCGTCGTTACCAGGAGATTCTAAACTTCCCACAGCTCTAGATGAAATTCCTAATTTTACACCGTCTTTTATTAGTGACTGAGCAACCTTTCCAGCAGGAGTATTCAATAATTCAACAATACAAAGAGCATCGTCTCCTTTAAAAGTAACTTCTGTAATAATATGAGAAGCATTTTTTAAACTAACTGTAGGACCGGTAGGATGATCTAATTCTCCAATTAATCTCCTTTCACCGATCATGGGAGTTAGTTTTTTAAACTCTCTCTCCAAAAGTGTTTTTTCATAAATTCTATTATTTTTATTAGGTACACCCGCTCGTTGGCAAATTCCTTGAAGCTTCATAGTACCAGTTGACTTATTCTCCTCCAAAATTTGCAGGGAATCAAAATCAAAATAATCTACTAAAAGCATATCAAACAGTTTTTCTTACTTTACTTTTCTTTTTAACTTTTAAAGTTAAAATCTTACCTTTTCTCTTTTTCTCAAGAGGGTTGGTGTAAGGATTATCTTTAGAAGACTCCTTAGACACACTTCCGGCTAAATTAGCTCCTATCTGACCTACAGTTGTAGTCTCTTGAATCATTTGTTTGATTAAATTATCAGAATCTATTCCTAATCTAGCCATCGCTTCATTAGAAACATCAGGAGCAGCGTGAGCCGCTGCGGGAGATTTAGGGGAGGAACCGGCTACACCGGATTCCAGAATATCTAAAGCCAAATCACCAACACCTTTTTCTTCCGTCATTTTAGTTTTTTCCTTGGGTAGTTTAAGACTGAGTATAATCGTAAGCCAATTCAACAAGGCTTGCAACCACATCAACATCATCTACTTCGAGATCATATTCTTCCTGTAAAATTTCAGAAACAATATCGAGATCTACATCAATCTCTTCTTCTCCAGCCTCAGAAGCTTCGTTTACCTTTTCAGTGAACACCTTAGAAAAATCTTCTACAAATTCCAGAACAGAAGATAATCCTTCTTCTCCGGAAATTTCGATTCCATAAGCTTCATCTAAAAATTTCTCTACTTCTTCTGGGGAAAGCTCGGCGTTCTCTTCTACGGTTTCGTTTTCTGTGTTTTCGGAAGTTTCCTCTGAGGTTTCTTCAGAAGCTTTTTCTTCTGTAGCTTCCTCAACTGTTTCATTTTCGACTTCCGCACCTTCGGCAAGAATACCGTTAGATTTTAGAACACTGTCAACAAAGTTATCGGGAACATTAAGACCATTAAATGTCATTGTTATTTCTCCACTATTAAAGTTTTGTTTTTTCTTCGAGATTTTTTAAAACCTCTTCATGTTTATTTAGTCTATCAAAGTTTTCAGTTACCCATTTTTTGGGAGCAGAATTACCAAAAACTGTTCTTAGCCCTCCGCTAATACCTTTTCTTCCTTTTCCTGTAAGAAAAGGTATTATTACTAGGAAGACAATCGCTCCCCAAATAAGAGTCTCTGTTAAAGAAGTTACTTCATGGACAACTCCTGCGGGTCCCTGGGAGACTATACCAGGAGACCCTTCGACTTCGCTCTCTATAAGTTTTGCTCCTGCAACCCCCACAGCACCCCCGACAGCGGCCCCTCCAGGCCCCGCTATAGCAGATCCTATTGCCGCTCCAGTCCCAGCCAAACCCGTCTCCAGTAGAGTCGCACAAGAAGAGAGTAGCAAAATTAGCGAAAAAAGGCTAATTTTATTCATTCTAAAGAAAAAGAACTCCTACTCCAACTCCGAGGACAAAAGGTAACCAAACTCTCCAACTTCCGAATATAACGGCATTCACTTCATTCAATAAGATTTTCCACATAATAAACTCCTAATTTATATATAGATTTTAATCTGTTGAAAAAATTGTTTGAGAAGAAGGTAGTCTTGGATGTCCACAAGAATCTACATCTCCTATTAAAGTAGCGGGGGAACCTTCTAAAATTAAAACGGTCGAAGAACTTGTAGTGGTACCCGCATGTACTCCTGTTCCAATTGCAGGATGGGTACTAACGGGAGAAGAAGCGTTAGCTGCTATCTTTCCTTCTAAGACTAAGACGGTTTGGTTAGATGCAATAATTATACCTCCATTACTATTTGAATCACTTACTACACAAACAGGTTTAGCCATTTTATATTCCTTTAGGGTTAGTAAACATTAGTAAGGAAATTTGAAGTTGATGTCCTCCCTCTTGTCCGAGAGGAGTAGGAGGAAGAAATGTTTTAACTTTTCTCTTTCCTATAGTCTTTCCTATCTTTTTTATAACTTCGGGTTGTTTTATCTTGCCAAAACCATCTCTTTCCACAGCCAATCTAGAAGCAGGTCTAGACCATCTTTTTCCTGATAAAAGTTCTCTAACAATATTATAAGGAAGAGCACTTAATTCTAATTTTATTTCATCAGAAAGTTCTGCATAAATTTGAGAAAAATTAGGAGTTACAGTAAGATCTCCTCCTCTTAGTCTTTCTACTAAATTATAAAATTTTTCATTAAAAGGTTCTATAGGAGTTTTTTTAATACTAGTAGAAAGTATACGAGAAGATTTCAAAATATGGTGTCCTTCCACATTTCCTTCAATATTTAATTTTATAACCATTTTAAGACACCACTATATCAGGATGATCAAAGGAATGAGTATACCAGCCTCTAGGATTTAATTCTCTACAAAAATTCATAGTTCGCGTGGTTAAGGTTGCCATTTTTGAACCTGCTCCATTAAGTATATAATAAGCTACGTTATCGGTTGGCATAAATACTAAAATCCTAGGAATATTGTTAACCATATATGTTCCTCCTAGAGCTTCAACATTATATTGTAACTTAGTCCACCTAACAGAAGCCGTTGGGTGTAACAAAAATTTTAGAATAGGATCATCATATTTTATATAAATTATATTTACAGGAGCAAAAGCTTTTTTTTCTAATTCTGAAGGAATTACTCTTTTGTACAAAGAAGAAGTACTATTTATTTGCGGAGGAAGAACTACATCTACCTCTGTTTCCGTATCGTTTTTAGTTCCTTCTAAAGAAAAGTATATCTTAGAAGGGACAGTTATTGGAGAATAAGAATCGATATCAATATTATTAGCGACAGAAGCTAATAGAGAAGGATAGTTATTAACACCGAACACAAATGGTAAAAGAGAGTCCGCATTCGGGTGAAGCACGTGCGGGTCAGAATCATCGTCAAGAGTTGTGTCAATAGGCCAGTTATCTCCAAAAATGGATACTCTGTTAACACTTCCACCTCTCCCTCCGAATTCCCCCCTGTGAGTATAGTACCACGCAGACTTTTTTTGATTTTCAGTAAAAATACTATTAAAGGTATGGTTTACTAATCTAGTATGCAGGAGTTCCTCACTAAATGAAGTTGAATTTCTCATATAATAGCGAGTAATTGCATTTTGAATATTCATGTCAAGAGGTCTTCCTCCTGGGTACATTAAGCCTATGTCTGGATCTTGAAAAGGAACATCATATTCCCCCACTAAATCGTCTAATCGCATATTAAAATCATTAAAGTCTTCAGAAGTTTTTTCAGGAAGTTCAGAAAAAAATCCTGAGTCTTCAACTCCTAACGAAGGGTCGGGAGGAGCTAAATCGATAGGAATCCAAGAAAAAATAACGGGCTTATCTGCTTGAATCTCAGGGGTTAAACCAGTTAACCACCCGCTAAAGTTAGGAAGAGCGTTTTGTTGTAAAATACCCATATTAATAATTAAATCCTCCGGGAGGAGTTACTGTTGGAAGAGAAGGAGGAGTTACGGAAGAAGAACTTGTTTTTTTTATTCCTAAATTCACAAATTTAGCAGAAACTTTAGGAGTAGAAACAAAAGAAACTCGTTCTACATAAACTTTATCCGAAGATACTCCACATTCAGCTTGGCACAAAGCTTCTGAAGGAAACACCCCTGCTTTTGTGCGTATAGTATCGCAAAAATCATAAATTGGATCACAATTACTCCAATTGGTGTGTCTTACACATTTAAAACCTTCACATATTTTCCTCTCATTTTTACCTAAATTTAAATTTAATCTATTTTGATTAAACTTATTACTAAAATCTTTTTGATTAAAAGAAGAGAAAGATTTTTTATTTGAAGCACAAACTTTATTACAATCTGTTTCAGAAGCGTATAATTTTAAACATTCATTTTTATTCGCCTCAAAGACATACTGGCATCCTTTATCTTCCGTACATTTCCAACCTTTGCAGAAAAATCCTTCTGGTATTGAGGTGCTATCTTGTGACACAATAGGGACTTTATTTAAATCTTTAACGGAGCCTCTTTTTCCTCTAAAAATTGAAGAGAAAAAACCATCTTCCCATTGCTCTATATTAGGTTTTGTTAAGAACGGAAGTCCTGCATTATTTTTATCTAAATTAGTTCTTGAAACTCCGGCTGTGTTGAAATTTTCTTTAGGGTAAAAAGTAGTAAAATCTTGTATACCTTTTATCAACCCCTGAGAACCGAAGTTAATCCCTCCTATCTTAGACGTGTTTAAACCAGGAGAAATAGAACCTATCCCGAGACCTGACCTTCCTTCAAGAGTTCCTCCTGTTCCTGTGCATTCAGAGAGGGAACTGCATTTATCAACACAAGAGAACTTACAAGAGGAAAAACTCATATAATGCCCAGGAGGAAGGGTTGTGCAATTAATTCCTTTTAATTTTACAGCAACGCATTCGCACTTGCAATACCAGTTAGGAGTAGAGGGGACTATTTTAACCACACATTTCCACCGTTGGCATACATCGCACTCGGGGCTAGGGTCACATTTCTTATCACATTGAGATTTTAGTCCCGCGAAGGTGTAAGTTGCCATTAGAGCTCGACAATCTTTAGCAGATAGACCGGCGACCGAGTGTTGGGTACATCCGTTACATTGCCCGTCATCACAAGACCACCAAATACACAAACCCGGCTCTGTTACGGCTCCTCCTGCTTTTCCGCCGGGAGGGGGGTCTCTCTCATCTATTTCGACTCCCCCTCCATTGGTTATTACTTTTTCGCCGAGGGCCGGGGCTCCGGTGTTGGCGCTTCCAGGGTTGTCAGTGGTGCAAAGGAAACAACTCTCCGGGGGAAGATGAGACCAAATCATACCATCGCCACAGTTAGGAGGGCTTCCGTCGGGCAAGTGTGGCTTACATTTTACTTTTGTGCATACTCCATAAGAGGTTTTTTTTTCGCAACAACAGGCTACCTGCGGCGGATCTTGAGTTACTGCTCCCCCTCCATCTCCCTCCAAGCCAGGCCAAGGAAACCGGAACCGGAGCTTCCATTCCTCCAAGGTAATTGGGCTCGGGATTGAGACTGCAGTTCCCCCTGGGTTGTCTTCTTCCCAGACACACATTTTTTCCAAATTATGTAAAAGCCCCAATCCAGGAGGGATAGCCTCTGACCCAAAATTATAACAAGGGAAATTTGTTTGACCGGTGGGTCTGACTCTGAATCTCCAATCGTCATCATCATCTACATTCTCCCCCCCGTTAGGGGTTCCACCTGATCCTATAGATAAATTCCTCCATATCTGAATTTTGTCGCATAGTCCAGGAATAACTGGAGGAGGAGTGAATGGAGGAGGAACTACTTTACAATCGTTAAAAGAAGGTATTCCTGGAGGAGGTACCGAAGTATCAGCCGATACTTCAAAAGTTCCCGCTGAAACTGCATTATTATAATAGAGGCTTTCGTTTATAAACCTTGTCCCTTCCGAATTTATATTCACTTGAAGAAGTACGTCATAAATATCCGGAAATGGATCTAGTGGGTCACCAATTAAAGGAGCAGATTTATATGAATATAAAAAACTGAAATCAAAAGAAGCTGTTGCGGTTCCTGCTCCTGCCGGTCCACTAGCCGGAATTTGGAATTCAGATTGAGAAGCAGGCCAAAGGTACTCGAAAATATAATTTTGATTAATATTCGAGGAAGGAACTATTTGGATTATAAAATAAAAATCAGAACTTACATCTACTGTTCCTTCATTGCTTACCGTTAAACTAAAAGAAGATGTTTCATTTAGAGCGATTTCGCTAGGAAATACTAAATCATTTGAAGATACTGCTAAATCCGGAAACGCCATTATAATTCATTATAGTTTATTTTTTTTTAATCAAGTCTAATAAAAATTGTGCTCTTACTCGTAACAGAAAGCTTTGACGCTTCTGTTCCATATGTTCTTACAGAAGTTTGAGTTGTGAGAATGAAAGGTATTACATAACACCCGTGGCAATCATCATCTGCGTTTCTGACCTGTGTTATGGATGCAGCTCCCCCAAAAGGATTAGTAAGGATAGCCCCAGTCGTCGCATCCTGAACTCCAAATGAGGAAGAAAGATTTTTGGTACCTTTAGAAAAATTAGAGTATTGAAAATTTATCATAGCCAACCAAGTTCCAGGCTCTAAAGAAATAGATAAAGTTTGATTATCCGCGTT